TGATCGCTCGAGGCGATCCCGAGCGCGGTCACGGCCCGGACGCCCTTCGGGACCTCGATCACGGATCCGGCCTTCGTGTCGACGGTGTAGGACTGGCCGGCGGCCGCGACGAACCGCCGGCCGGTGAGCTCCTGGATCAGGTCGGTGATCTGGTCGTTGAGCTCGCCGAGCAGCGTGTCATCGGTCGCGTCGACGAGGCCCGTCGGGAAGATCCGGGCCTTGATCTGCGCGAGGGTGACGAGCTGGTCGGCCACGGCCTACTTCTCGAGGCCCATCCGGACGCGGAGGTCGTGAACCGCCGAGTCCATCCGGTCCTGGGTGTGCTTGGGATCGGTCCGGTTCTTGTCGGCGTGCCATTCCTTGACCGCGGCGTCGCGGGCGACCTTGTTCATCGCCCGGCGCTGGGTGGGCGTGTAGGTGACCTCCGGATCGAAGATCTCGGCGGGTGGCTGATCGTTGTCCACGGGTGCGTTCCTCCTGGTCGTTCCGTTTGATCGGAGCGCGCGGCCCGAGCCGTACTGGAGCCCGGGCCGCGCGGTCCGCCGCGCCGGAACGCTTACGCGGCGGTGACCTTCAGGGACCCGAGCCGGGCGCCGACGACGAGGTACGCCCAGATTCCGACCCGGACGGCCTGCGGCCCAACGACCTGGTCGAAGCTGAAGGAGGCGATCGACGACTCGAACAGGACGAAATCGTTCGGCCGGCCGAAGACGTTCACGTTGACGGTCGACGCGTACGACAGCTTCGAGCGAGCCGTCAGGACCGCGAGCGCGAGCTCGGCGTCGTCGGCGATCGTCGTCCCGTCGCTGTTGTTCGCGCCGATCATCGGCAGGAACGGACGGCCGGTCGTGTCGCCCTGGGCCGCCAGGACCGGGAAGAGGGCCGACGGGATGAACGCGCCGGTCGCGCCGCGGAAGCGGACGGTGAAGTAGTTGATGACGTTGGCCAGGGTCCCGGCGTACGGGGTCGCCGCGGTGATCGCGACGCCCGACGCGGTCGAGCCCGCCTCGACGGCCGTCTTGATCACCGTCTCCGACGCCTGCGCGTAGGCCTCGTTGAGATCCTGCAGGAGCATCGCCTGCGCGACCGGATCCGCGCCGTCGATCGTCTGCCGGCTGACGTCGGTGAAGGCGCCGTACATCAGCGGCGTCGCGTTGACCGCGGTGGTCGCGAAGTCGGTCGACCCGAGCGCCGCGCCCTCGGCCGACTGGACCGCGACGGTCGTCGACGTCGTGACCTTCGGGAACTGCCGGACCCGGGCATCGGCGATCGGGAACCGATCGTAGAAGTCGCCCATCGGGCGACCCTTCAGGATCCGGGGCGTGAGCAGGCCGGGGACGAAGTCGGTCGGATAGGCGCCCGGGATCTCCGAGCTCAGGACGTCGCCCGCTCGCTCGAGCTGGCGACTGCGCTGCAGGATCGCGTTGCGGCTGAGCTCGCCCGACTGCCAGTCCCAGGCGGCCGCCCGCTCGAGCATGTTGGCCCGCTCCTGGAGGAGCCCGGCGTGCTTCTGCTGGCGCTGCTGCGCCTCCCAGTCGCCCCGCGCCGCGCGGTACGCGTCACGGAGAAAGAACTCGCTCGAGCTCGGGCCGTAGACGAGCTCGGGGCGCGTCTGGACGATCGAGGCGCCCCGGGTGAGCTCGGTCACCGTCGCCCGCTCGGCGGCCGCCCGCTCGACCTGCGCCTGGCGCTCGGCGGCCGCCCGCTCGACGTCGACCGTGACGCGCGTCCGGTTCGGCCGGTCGGCGCCAGCCGGCGGCGGCGTCGCCTGGGTCGTCTCCTGATCCTCGGTGTCCTCGGCCGGCGCGGCGGCCGCAGTGGTCGGTGGCATCTCGCCCTCCTGTGCGGCCCGCACGGCCGTGACCTGGGCGCCCGGATAGGCGCCGTGGGGAATGAGCGCGACCCGATGGATCCGGATCGCCGTCCGCTCGATCGTTCCGTCCTTGAGCCGTCGCTCGGCGATCGGCTCCATGACGACACTGAAGTCGCGCAGGACGCCGTCGCGCGCGAGCTCGTGGGCCTCGTCGCCGGCGGCCGTCCGCGAGACGCGGAACGCCATCCGGTGGCCGGCGTCCTCGGCGGCGCCGTCGAAGGCGCGGCCGATCAGGCGGGCGCCCTGGTGGTTGTTGTAGCCGGGCGCCGGCGGGGTCGCCAGCGCCTCGAGGAGGACGTCGTTCGTCTGATCGACCGTCGCGCCCCGGGCGATCGTCTCGCGGTAGCTCGGCCCGCCCGGCGTGTCGCGGACCGTGACGACCTGGCCGAACGGGACGACGATCCCTTCGACGACACGATCGCCGGCCTCACCCGCCCGGGTGAGGAGCGCTCCGGACCAGGACCGGACGAGCTCGGGCATCGGTCAGCGGCCCAGGCCTGGCTGAAGCATCGGGCCGCCGAGCTTCGGGAGCTCGTCGTGCGCCTTCGCGACCGCCTCGACCTGGCGCTCCTGCCGCCGGAGCTCGGCCTCGCGGGCCTTGTGGGTTTTCTCGTCCCGGCTCTCGGCCGGCGTCTTCTCGTCGGATCCGCTCACGCTGGTGCTCCTTCCGCTACGGTGGCCGTGATGACCGGCGTCGCGCCGACCGGCGCCTGCCCGGATGAGGGCGGGGTCGCGCGCGGCGGCAGGCCGAAACCCTTCAGGCGCGCCTCGTCGGGATCGACGATCCCGGAGGTGACGAGCGACGACCAGGCGGTTGCGCGGCTGGCCAGGTCGCCCTGCAGGAACCGGCTCGGGTCGAACTCCATCCGACGGGCCGTGATCGGGTCGCCCGGGAGCTCCTCGCTGATCGCGTCCTCGATCGGGCCCATGTAGCCGCGGAGCGTGTAGCCCAGGAGGTCCTGCCGGTCCTGTTCGACGTTCGCGTACGTCTCGGAGTCGCCGGCCGGCGCGTTCATGATCCGGCTCGGCAGCCCGAAGTAGCGGCCGACCTCGGCCGCGATCTCGCGTCGCGCCTCGACGGCCGACTGCGTCGTCGGGTCCGCCCCGAACGGCTCCGCGTGCGCTCCCTTGCCCAGGACGGCCGGCCGGTCCGAGCCCATCGCCCGCCGCTCGACCCAGCGGTCGGCGATCCGGTCGGCGTCGTTGTCCTCGAGCTCCTGGTCGGTGGTGATGACCGTCGTCGTCGGCCCGCCGGCCTGCCAGTACCGCGACATGTGGACGTCGGCGGCGACGTACGCCGTGAACTCGCGCCGGGCGAGGTCGATCAGCGCCATCGCCTGGTCGGTGATCCCCGGCACCGGCATCCGTCGCACGACACGGACGAACTGAGTATCGATCCGCTTGCCGGCGATGTAGTACTCGTTCGGCGGGAGCAGCCCGAACGGATCCGTCAGGCCCGGCTGGATCATCTGCGGCGGGATCGGCAGGAGACCCGAGACGGTCCCTTCGCTCGAGCGCCCACCGACGTGAAGCAGGTAGGCGACGTTGAACAGCGCCGTCGTGGCAACGACGCGGAACGTCCACTCGCGCCGAGTCATCCACGGCTGACCGAGGGGCCGGCGGACCAGGCGCGACGGTGGCAGGAGCTCGTCGCCGCGCCACTCCGTCCACGGCATGTCGGCGATCGTCCCGCAGATCAGGCTCATCGCCCGCTGAACCGGCGACAGGCTGAGCATCGACCGAGCGTCGAGGTAGGGGACCGACTGGACGGGAATGACCTGCGGCGTGACGGTCGTCACCGCCGGCGGGCCGGATCGAGCGATGGTCGGCGCCGCCTGGGTGCCCGCCCACGGCGTGCCGTCCCATTCGCTCAGACCCGGAGAGAACGCCCGTTCGACCGCCACGAGCCGGAAGCGTTGCAGATTCCGTGCAGCATTGCAAGGGCTGACGCTCTAGGACGGCCCAGGACGGGCGCCGAAGTCGTTCAGGCTGTCGGGTGCCGGTAGCTGCGCGATCGCCGCGGGACGGCCAGGCGCCGGCCGGCCAGGCGCCGGCCGGCTCCCAGCCCTACAGGAAGACCTGCGGCTGGACCTCGCGCTCTTCGGGGGCGATCGCCGCCCAGGCCGCCCAGGCCGCGGCGCGGAGCGCGTCGATCTCGCCGAGCGATTCGCGGATGCTGAAGTACCAGTCGCCCTCGAGCGGCGCGCTCGGCCGGGCGACGCGGACCTGTTGGGCGAGGAGGGGATCCGGGCCGTGGTTCAGCCGCCGGCCGATGAGCTCGGAGCGGAACAGCGACGACGCGGCCCGGATCTCGCGGCCGCCGAGGGCCGTCGCCCGGATCCGCTTGCCATCGGCCCAGGCCTTGACGTGGGGCGCGGCCGCGGCCGACGCGCTGTAGGCGACCTCGGGCGCCTTCCACTGGCCTGCGACCCGGTCGAGCAGCTTCACCAGCTGCGCCGGCGAGATCGACGACCGTGACGTGGTCGAACTGTCGAGCTCGCCGGCGACGCCGACCCAGGCACCCGAGTCAGTCACGATCGCGACGGTGACCGTCACCCGCCGCCAGGTCGGGACCGTCTCGATGCCGAGGACGATCCGGATCCCGGCCTTCGGCTGGTCGCCGACGGTCCCGACCCAGGTCCCGGGCGGGAGCCATTCGTCGCCGCCCTCGGACCACAGGTTGAGCCGTTCCTGCTTGAAGCCGACGGCGGTCAGGTTCAGCTGGGCCGCGCGGATCCGCGACTCCTGGATCCGGCCCTCGGCGAGCGACGGGTTGGCCTTCCGCCAGGCGCGCGGGTCTGTCGGGTCGTCGTCGTCGTCGGCGGCGTACCAGGTCATCCCGAAGCCGGCGAACGGCTCGGCGCCGTCGATGATCCGGCGGCCGCGCTCCCACCAGTCGCGGAGGAGGACGCTCCGGTCGTCGCCGGCGGTCGACGTCGCGATGATCAGCGGATCCGGTCGGGCGGTCGTCGTCGGCTCGAGGGCGTTCCACGTCTCATAGTTGACCTGCGTCCGGACCTCGTCGAAGGGCGCCAGGTCGTTGCTCGAGCCGCGGATCGCGTTGCGCGATTCCTTGGACCCGGTGTGGTATTCGCGATGGCGGCGGAACAGGTCCGACCGGATCCCGAGATACCTGGTCAGGGCGAGGCCGCCGCGCGGGTTGCGCCGCTTGATCGGCTGCAGGTCGGCCAGGACCGCCTCGTACGGGATCCGCGCCTGGCCGCGGTCGTGGGCGAGCCCGAGGATCCGTTCCCAGGGCGGCGTCTCGGCCGCGGTCAGCGCCCAGCCGATCAGCGACCTGACGAGGACCGTCTTGCCGTTCTGGCGACCGGTGCTGATGAGGTAGTGCTGATGGATCAGGCGCTCGTGCCGGTCGACCGCGAGCGCCCGGTTGAGCGCCCGCTGCTGCCAGCGATCGAGCGTGATCTTGAGCTCGGTCCGGGCCCAGTAGGCGACCTCGGGTCCCCACGATCCGATGACCGACGGGGGCAGGGGAGTCTGCCACCGCGGCGCCGGCAGGGGCCGGCGGCTCACGCCGCGACGGGGACCTCGACCAGGCGCTCGAGCAGAGCGTCGACCGCGTCATAGACAGGGGCCGCCGCCGCCGCCGCCGCCGCCGCCCACGCCGCCTCCGCCGCCGCCGCCGCCCACGACGCCGCCTCCGCCGCCGCCGCCGCCGCCCACGCCGCCGCCGCCGCCCACGCCGCCGCCTCCGCCCACGCCGCCGCCGCCGCCGCCCACGCCTCCGCCGCCTCCGCCCACGCCTCCGCCGCCTCCGCCGCCGCGCTGTCCTCGTCGACAAGCTCGCCGAGCCCGGCGAGCTTGTCCGCCTCGGCCGTGAGCCCGGCTGAGCGGAGCGCCATCGGCGCGAAGACCCTGACCGCGGCGTCGGCGAGGATGAGCATCCGTCGCCGCTCGAGCTCCGGGTCGTTGGTCCCCACAAGCTGCGGGATCCATCGGACCAGGCGATCGCGGCCGTCCTGGTCAATCCGGTCGTTGTAGGACCTCCCGAAGGCGCCGAGCACACCACTCACGCATGCTGGATGATCGGTGTGCTTCTCGCCGGCAAACCACGCAACGGCCTCGAGGAGGCAGATGCTGGTTTTCGAGCGCCTCGAGTGATAGCCGGAGCTGAGCTTCAAGGTCGTCAGATCGACGTGATGCACGCTGCACTCTCCTATCCGTAGTCGATCCGGCCGCGTCGTCGCGTCCGGGATGGTGCCGGCGCCGCGCTGTCGGCTCCGGGGCCGGGGTCGACCTCGGTGCCAAGCTCGCGGCCCAGCTTGATCGCCAGGTCCCACATCGGGATCCGCGCCTTCAGGTCGGGTTTGATCCTCTCGACGACGTCGCCTCGAGCGATCGCGTCGTCGAGTAGCCCGAGGCCTGGATCCGGCAGGCGACCGCGTAGGTCATCAAGAAGGGTCGACAGCTCGTCCCGCATCGCCGCCTGGTATCGAGCAAGCAGCGTCGACGTCTCGGGGGAGGGGCTGCCCGTCCGGCGGTGTCGCCGGCCTTGATCCTGGGGTCGCCCGGCCTCATCGACCACGGTTGAGGTAGTCGGCCCATCCGCGGATCCGGTCCACGTCGGCCGGCTGCTGCTGCGCCAGGTACTTCGTCAGGATCCGATCGCGCGTCTCGGATCTGACGGCCGCGGCAAGCACCATGCCGACGAGGACGAGGCCCACGCGATCGGTCGGACCGTTGGCCTCGGCGTATGCGCGAGCGCAAGCGATCGCCCTCTGCTCGAGCCCCGGGGGATTAGAACGGGCGTTCAT